GTCCTGCCGTCCCTCTTGAACCAGACCGGCACCTCCGGTCGGCGCGGGCTTACTCGGCTTCGGGAGCCCAAGATCGGCTGTCCCCCTGGAAATCTGTTTCAGCAGCGAAACCGCCCGGTCATAGCGCTTCGCAATCTCCTCGGTACTGGCGGTTCCGGTGGCCATGTTGTAGACCGCGATGTCTACGCAGCAGATCTTTAGAACCGGCGGAACCGCAGGCAGCGGCATTTCGTACCGGGCATTCAGGTAAACATCGCACTCACTGGCCGCATCCGACAGCGCTCGGGCAATCGAAACCTCATCCAGCCGTTCCTCAGCCTCCGGGGTGTCCGGCTCAGCGTCCGGATCGGGCGGCAAAACCGCGATCATCCAGAGCAAATCCTCCCCGTAGCGGTCAGTCACATCCTGTTGGGTTGCGTAAATCATGCGGCCATTTAACCACACAAAATAGCGTCCGTTGATGTGCGCCACTGCAACCCCAGTAAACAAAAAGCCCCGCCCCCGTTACAGGGGGCAGGGCTCGCAGGCTCCAAGGGTCGAAACTTTATTCCTCGGTGGTTTCCATGGGAGGCGCCTTCGGAAGCCGGTCTCTAGCCTCGACATGCCGGTTGGCGTCGGTTACCGCGTCATCGAACCACTTCAAGAATGCATTCACCCGGTCAATCACATGCCCGAGCGTCTTGATGTTTGGGCCAACCGCCACATCTGATAGCATCCGCCCAAGCGCCTGCCGATAGAGCACACTCCAGCCGATCACAATCGGCTCGTCATCAAACCGCGTCTGCCAAGTCAGCGCCAAGGCGTTCCCGTCAACGCGGTAAATAACATAGCCATCATGCTCCCAAACCAACGGAATCAGCGATTCATCCGCAGCTTTACACGGTCGAGGAGCACGGGCGCTGAAAAACTCATCGATCTCACTATGAACGCTCTCGATCAGTCCCAGCGTCTCTTTAACCTCATCCAGCTCAAACCAGGTCAACTCAATGCCTTTTTCCTTCCGGACACTCTCCTTGAGGAGCGCCCTCATAACATCCTCGAGCTTTCCGTACCAGCCGCGATGCACCCAGTCTTTTCCAGAGCGAGCCTCCAAAGCCAGGCAAAGCTCGGGACACACCTCTTTTTTTGCGAGCGGAGCCATCCGGATAATCCGGCATCCGCTCAGCTTAATGTTCAGGTTATACAGCGCCTCATTCCGCACCTTCTTTGCTTCAGTCGCTTCCCGCGCGGATTCTCTCATCACTGCCATCTCTTCTGGACTCTTTTTCATGCTGCTTCCTTTCCTTCATTGATTGTGTAAAACCCGAAGTCGCGCCGGACTTCGCGGGCGATCTTGCGGACTTGGTCGGGGGTGGCCGCGCTATCGTTCACCAGGGCGATCAGATGCGCCCCCAGTTCGAACGAATTGCGCAGGCTATCCAAAGCGCCGCATTGGCCGGCGGCTTTGATTTCGGGGTGGTTTTCCTCCTCATAGGCCTTAAGCGCCTGCACGAGTAGGGTGAGGTCGTCGGCAAACAGCACACATTCGAGCGCGCCATCGGTATGGGTCTTTACGTACATGAGACTTCTCCTTGGTTGTCTCGCGAGTCTCCCTCCAGCTTGCAGTCCGGATACAAAAGAGGCCCGCATTCGCCTCCTGCAAGAGTACAAACCAAGGTTGCACTGGCTCCGAAGAGCCAAGCGAATGCGAGCCAAAAGATGGTCGCCATACACAGACTTGATTTGTTAACCTCTTGCAGGAAGTTGGGGCGCATCCAACCACTTTTTTCTGTGTATGTCAATTTCATGATTGCCTCTGGGTCTCAATCTCCCCTTTTCGTGCCCTCACTTGCCGTTTAACGGCTTTGTGGCCTTGGAAACTCTGGCGCAAAATCAGAATCCGCCCCGCTACCTCACCAGCCACGAGAAAAGGCCAAGAGCAAAGGCGGGGCGCTTTTTGACTTTTGCGTCTTCTGCGCCTTTTTGCGGCCACCGTTTCCAACCTCTGGAACCCCCAAAAAGTTGCCCCCGCCCATGGATCGGACTTTCCACGGACGGGGGCGGGTTTGAGGAGTGAGCCCCAAATTCTTTAAATTGTCAGGCGGAAGCGTCCGTTTCTCCCACCTAAAGCCCAAGGTCTAAGGCCTAAAGCCTTCCCTTATTCAGCCGTTCCATCGGCCAGATAAGCCTGCTGCCAGAGGCCGTAGCCGCCGTTTCCGCGAGCTTCGACACCGAAGTTCAATTCGGCGCGTTTGAAGACCTCTTCGGTTTCCTCGCCGGTCTGCTTCACAAAGACCGGTTTCTTGCGCTGCTGGAACACCAGCGGTTTCAGGCGGCGCGAGCAGTCCATCAGGAACCATGCTTTCGGATCTTCGAGTTCGGGCCACACCTCAACCGTGCAGGCACCCTTATAGGGATTGGTGTCGTTACCGAGTTTGTCGGCCGTCATCAGCAGTTTGGCCGTATCCTCGAGCGCGGCAGGAACCACCAATACGGTCGGGCGGATCTTGAGCAGCTTACCCTTATCGTCGCGGTAGGCGGCCATCTTGGTGCGCACGGCACCGAAACCGGCCTGCGCAGCGGCCAGCGAAGCAGCCGAGAGAATCTCATTCCCCTTATTAGCAAAGGCAGTGACCTTTTCCTTTTCATCCACACCCGGATGGTTGGTGGCAAAGAAAGCTTTGCCGTCGTAGCACTTGCCCTTTACGGCGTTGGCACCATTGTTGAGCAGCTCAGCCACCAGATCGTCCGGCCAGATGGCTGCGCTGTCGCCGATATCGGCCGCCTGAATCGCATAGGCCCCGAGGTTATCATCCTCGATGTCATTGCGCTTCACGGCCACCGTGGCTTCAAAATCCCGGTTTTTGACACTGTAGGAAAACGCCTCGAGGCTCTTGACGATCTTGTCGCCAATCCATTCACGCATACGCGGGAATGCACCAAGCCATGCATAGTTGTTTTCCGACGTGGTCGAAGGAATCAACGTGGCAATCACCTGCCACTTCGGTTTCACTTCGGGGATCGCGAACGCCTTGTTAAAGGCGGTGCTCAGACTCTTAAAGACCGAGCTGATTGTAGCTTTGTTCACTAACATTTCTTTCTCCTGTTGTTTGTTTGTGCGGTTGCCTCAGCGCCTTAATCGGCAATGGGCAATCATCAATCGGTAATTTTTACAGAACCCACACCCCGTCGTCGTCGATGGCGATCACGGTTCCGGCCGCGCTCTTGGTTGCCGGGTCTTCGCCGACCGCGCCGTCGGTTTTGGCCACGGTCTGGTCATCCTCGATGTAACAGACCTTGCCCAGACAGGACTGATCAACCGGATCAGTTCCGCTGTTTTCCCACTTGAACGCTTCGCCGCGTGTCACCGGGATATTCATGGCCCCGTTTGCGCCGCCGGTATTATCCACCTGTGCTTCCGCACGCCCGAGGTAGGTCAGGGCAGGCGAGGTCGAGCCGGGTGCGCCGTATCCGTCGGCGTTGGCCGCAACCATCGCGCCTGCAAAAATTACCGCATTGGCTGCGGCGGGAACGGAAAGCATCTTTCCTTCCCGTTTGTTCGTGTGTCTGTCTTTTACTAAAGCCATTGTTTTCTCCGTTGGGTATGGGCGGCATGCATGTCGCCCATACGTTGTTTAGTTGCCGTATGTTTTGAGATCGTCCTCGCTGACACCCATCAGCGCGGCGACAGTCTTGTCTGTCGAGTTCAGCGCGGTTCCGGGATTCTCCGGTGGTACGTCCGAACCGGACGGGGCTTCGCTCACAAGGGCCGGAGCTTTCCCGTAAGTGGATTCAAACGAGTTCAGCGCGGTATCATCTTTGATCGTGTCGAGATGATGCTGCTTGGTAGACGGACATACTTTTCCGGCCTTTACGGCGGCGTTGACGGCCGTTTCAACTCTGGCGCGGAAGCCGTCGGTTTCGATTTTCGTCAGCTTGCCTTCGGCTGCTGTTGCGCGGTTCAGCGCGGTGTTGTAGTCCGCACGCGGGACAAACTTGTCCAGCGACGGGGCTTGTGCGGCATTCAATGCCGTGGTGCGTTCGGTCTGCAATGCCTGAATGGCATTCAGAGCGGCCGCTGTGTCTTTCGCGGCGTCGCCGGTCGGGGTAATCCCCAGCGCGGCCAGTACTTTTGGATCCATGGTTCCCTCCTGTTTGGTTCGGTTAAGTGCTGGCACCCGCAGGTTATGGGCATTCGTCAGCCCCCCGCCGATGCAGCAGAGAATCTCGCGGGTCTCGATGTCGTAATCGAAGGCCGCGCTGATAAAGCGGTATTCTTTGCGGGAGACAAAACCTCTCCCGAGTTCCGTCCAGTCCACCTTGGCCTCAATGGCTCCGGCGGAATTGACGCGGTATTCCTCAAACCATCCGCAGGCCGGATGCTGCTGAGAAAGCTGGGTCGCGTGGCTTTCATCCAGCGGCGCTCCCATGCTCTTTGCCCACGAGTTGGAGGCCGTCACGACGACCTGTGCATCCGGCATCGTCCAGCTGCGGCCGTCAATTCCCTGCACCAGCGGGCCGGGCGGAATCAGTACGACCCACTCCGGCACATCGCCGGAGGGGGCGTTCAGCGCCACACAGATCCGGGCGCGGTCAGAGGGGTTGGCTGCGCACAGCGCAACCAGACTTGTCGGTGTTTCAGCGGGGTGTTTAACTTTCATGCCGCGCAATTTATCCGAATAAATTGCACTCAGGCACACTGTGCCGATGCAGTACCATGGCCGGGATGCCGGGTTGACAATTTCCGGGGAAGGTGTACGTTACCCACAGATGTTTATGCGGGAGAACCCTCCGCTTGGGGCTCCAACTCCTACCCGCAGGACTTCAGGCCGGAGCGGCGAGCTTGGAACAGGGCGCGGATTTATCCGCGCCCTTTGTCATTTCCGGCGGTACATCAGCAGGCCGCTGCGCTGCCGCTCCAGATAATCGTCCTGCATGTGCGTCTTCTTTTGATTTCCAGCAGGGAACACCGTGCGGCCGATCCACTCGCCATCCTCCATGGTCATGGCTGAAAATCCGGAACGCTGGCCGTCGCCGGTCTCCCATCTGGAAAGATAGGTGCGGCGCAGCTTCCAGCTTCCATAGTCCGGTCGCGCCTCATCTTTAACCTGCTCCCAGCGCATCCAGATTTCATCCGGGTCACGAAGGGTCTCGGAAAGAATCTTCAAATACTTATGGCGGCCACCCTTGGTTACCTTGAACTCACCTGTCCCGGTGCGGAAGAGGTTCTCATCCATTACCAGCGGCCAGTTCGTTTTGTCGATAAACACCGCGCCCTTGCCAACCTTTCCGCCGAATGGTTTTAAAAAGGCATTAATCAGCGCGGCATCGTCGGAACCATCATATGTGAGCGGGCCGTTCCATTTACGGGGAACCGGCATCGGCGGCCGGGTTCCGTCCGGATAGGTCAAATCCTTCGGCTCTACCAGTTTCGGCAGTGCTTCCGCCCACTTGGCGCAGTGCGGCCGCAGCCGCGCTTTCCCCGGATTAAAATCAAATCCCGGCGTGATGCCCTTGGGAACCAGCTCCGTTTTCCCGGTGCGCGGGTTTGTCCAGGGCACGCGCTCAACCTTCGGTGCGGGAACAGGCCCGCCGAGTTTGTCGGCCGCAAACTGGCTAAGTTGCTGAATCCAGCACTGGCAGCCCCATCCGTTGGGCGTAAAATGCGTGTTCCACCACGAATCGTCTGCAGGAAGCACAAGGCCGTCCCATGCCACATGCTCGACGCGGTGGTGTTCGCTGGGCCCAATGCGATACCGCAAATAAGGAAGCGCCTTTTGCGTGCGCTCAATCCGTTCCCATTGCCCGGCGGACTGAGCGCTGCGCAGGTTTTGCTGGTAGATGGTTTGCAACCGGCGCGGAGATCCGAGTTGAACCGGCCGCTTCTCCCCGGTAACCGGATCGACTTTTTCCTGTTTGCCCCACCAGCCCAGTTTCTGCAGCGTGGGCGTTAAATCCTTTTGAAAGTCCCGGAAGGGCTTGCCTTCGGCAATGGCCGAGTCGACTGCGCCCCGGATGCTTTCCAGCACGTCCATTTCCGTGGCCTTGGCCACTGTAAAGGCAATCGCGTGTTCCTCTTTCCAAACGTCCTGATGGTCAAAGCCGACTTTCCACCCCTTGGATCGGAAATAGTCGACCGCCTCTTTCGGCACCGGCCCGGTTGTATAGTCGGGCTTCATGCCCGCACCGCATCTCCTGTGCCCCGTGCCTTGAACTGCGCAATGGCCAGCCGCTGTGTAAAGCGGGTCATGTCGATTCCGCCAACCAGCTCCAACAGGGCGGCCTCCATTTCTTCGTAGGAATTGCAGGCCAGCAGCGCGTCGCGGATCGGCACGATAGTTTCGTCCTGGATTTCATCGGCTCCGGAAAGAGCGTCCGCCAGAATCTCTTCCAGATCATCGTTTGCTTTTGCGTTCAGCGCCGTATGGGCAGCCCTTGTGGCTGTCCGTCGATTCAAAGCCCCCGCCGGGCCGGAGGGCGAAGTCGGAGGCATCAACAACTCTTCGCCATCCTCCGGCTCCGGCAGGTTCAATTTATCACGGACATGTTTTTGACCGACGCGCAGACCCCTCTCCACCATCTTGGCCACATTATCTGTCCACGCTTTTAAATCTTCCCAGTCGGGAATAGGGATCTTCACCTTCGGATAGTTTTCCTGTATCCCGAAGTTCACATTCACAAACCGCTCAACCAGTTGCTGATTGATCGTGGCGCAAAGGCGGCGGACATCAGCGCGGAGAATATCCTCACGCACTCCGTCATGCACTTTCGCCTGACTCTGGCTCGACCCGTCATCGGCTGTCATCGTTTGTCCGAGCACCGCCTTGGAAATCTGCTTGTCGATCCAGTTGGCGCACTTCTCATACAGCGTGGCCCCGGAAGCTGTGTTGGAGATCTCCTGAAAATCAATCTCCATCCCCTTCGGCAGAATGGCCGCCGCATCCACACCCAGCATCGTCACGGCCCGCTTCAGGATCTCCTTGTCCAGATCGCTGGCCGTGCTCTCATAGCGGCCAAGCCGCAGCGGCTGGCCGAACAGTTCAATGAACCTCATCCAGTCCTTGACCGTGTAGGTTTTGCACAGATAGCTCCAGCAGGCCAGCCGCGCCAGCCCGCCACGGATTTTCAGCCCGGAGCGCAGCCGGGGATAATGCACAATGAACTTGTAAGGATCGAGCGGCACGCCCTTATCGCTGCCTTCCACCTTCAGACGCAGCTCTTCGCCATGCTCATAGTCGAATTTAAACCAGCGCGGATCGCGATGCTTGTATCCGACCGGCTTCCAAAGATCCGACCCGGTTTGCCAGATGATCTCCGAAACAGAGAACCCTTTCCCCAGAGCATCGAGCAGATCCTCTACCAGCTCAACAAATTCAGGGGCCTCCACCAGACGGCGAACCGCCTCGGCAATTTCCATGTCGTGTTTATCGTCGCTGGCCGCTTCGACCGTCGGCTCAATACCGGACACCGCCAGCTTGCGGGTA